ATCTATAACACCAAGAAGTTCATACATATAAGGAAATTAAGATGGCACAAGACCCGAATGAAATGACTAAGAAGAATACAAAAGGTTATAAACAAAAGTATACAGACGATACTGAAGAAAATGAAGCGGTTAGAAAAGCCATTATAAAAACACCAATATTCCTTAGGGGAATGGTTAAAAATGTTGTCCAGGGATTGAGTAGAGGGATTCCCAAAGAGCCCAAAGAGCCTGAAGATTCAAAGACCAAGAAAAAAGAGTCTAAAAAAAGTCTATCACAACTAGGTGCGTCAGTACTTGAAGAAGAAGTAGAAAAGAAATCTAACGGTGGAGCCGTACACACAATGCCTGACGGTACAAAAATGAAAGGTGCTAAGCATGGTATGAAACATGGTGGTGCAGTTAAAGGCAAAAAATGTAGAATGGATGGCATCGCTGTCCGCGGTAAAACTAGAGCTAAACAAAGAAGCAAATAAGGATAATATACGATGGGCAAAAAGAAAAAAGGATTTGATGTTGAGGGGGGAGTTGAAGTTAATCAAGATTATACAGCTGCCCAACTTAAAGCAAAATATGGTATTGATATAGGGGACTTAAATATTACTCCCTATGTTACGGGGTCAACTTTTAAACCTAATAAAGGAAAACCTATGTCCTCTATAGATAGATTAGGGGCAGATGCAGAATATAAAATTAATAAAAATGCTAGTTTGCGTGGAGGTTTTAGTACAGACCCTAAAGGAAAAGATAAAAGAGCTGGCGTTGAAGCTATATATTCATTTAAAAAAGGCGGTAAAGTTAAAGGCAAAAAATGTAGAATGGATGGCATCGCTGTCCGCGGTAAAACTAGAGCTAAACAAAGGAGTAAATAAAATGACTGAAGATGAAAAGTTTGACCCTGAAAGTTCTGACTACGACTACGAGTCAGCTAAAAAAGCAGGGATGAAACCCACGATAGACCCTAAAGATGGCAAACCTCATTGGGGGTCGGTAGTACCTGCATCCAAGCAGGAAAAGGAAAAAAATAATTTGCCTAAAGGCTCTTATAAAATAGTAAAAGGTAAAGCGCACGAAACCTTCTGGAAAGCGGAAGATGCTGAAAAAAAACGTGGCGCAAACGTGGTTAAAAAAGGAAGTCGGTATTATTCCGTCCCTAGTATTCATATGTCAGAAAAAAACAAAATGAACGAAGGTGGTATAGTAGTATTGGATAAGCAATACCTGAAAGGTAAATAATGAGCAATAAGTACACCTCTAATAAGAACGCTATTGCAGATTGTGATGTTTGTGGCTTTCAGTTTAAGCTAAAGACGTTAAAAAGTTTGTTTGTAAGAAAGACTAAGACAAACATACTAGCATGTCCGGAGTGTTGGAATCCAGATCAACCGCAGAACATGCAAGGGATGTACCCGGTCGAAGACCCACAAGCTGTACGTGATCCACGACCAGACCAGAGTTTTAATAATAATAACCTTACTGGCTCTAGGGATATACAATGGGGATGGGAACCAGTAGGTGGAGCAAGACCCCCTGCTAATGAGTTTACCACAAACCAACTAGTAAGTTCCGGAGAAGTAGGAACCGTAACCGTAACAATAACTTAGGATAAAGAAACGAAAGAAACGAAAGGAGCTAAACTAGAATAATGAGACTTACTGATAATGCAGTGAATAAAATAAAAGATTTAATAGCCGAAGAAAACAACCCTAATATCAATTTAAGGGTTTATGTTCAGGGTGGTGGATGTTCTGGTATGCAATATGGATTTACGTTTGATGAAGAAATTAACGAAGATGATACACAAGTTGAGAAAAATGATTGCACTATCTTGGTAGACTCAATAAGCTTACAATATTTAAAAGATGCAGAAATAGATTATACAGAATCATTACAGGGCTCTCAATTTAAAATACATAATCCTGATGCTAAAGCATCTTGTGGTTGTGGAAGTAGTTTCGCAGTCTAATGGCTTATAGTCAAAAAGTATTGGACCATTATGAGAACCCAAGAAACGTAGGTTCTTTTGATAAGTCTGACCCTAATGTTGGAACTGGAATGGTAGGTGCACCTGCCTGTGGTGATGTTATGAAACTACAAATTAAAGTAGATAATGATGTTATTATAGATGCGAAATTTAAAACTTATGGATGTGGGAGTGCTATAGCAGCAAGTTCACTGGTAACAGAAATGCTAATCGGTAAAACCTTAAAAGAAGCAGAGCAGATTAAGAATACAGATATTGTAGAAGAATTAGCTTTACCGCCTGTAAAAATTCATTGTTCAGTTTTAGCTGAAGATGCAATCAAGGCAGCAATAAAAGATTTACAATTAACTTAGGAGAAAGAAATGACTAAATACACACAACCACAGAACGTACCTGTACCCAACGTAGCAGGTTATCCCGAGAAGAATGTAAAACGAGATGGCGTAGTCACTAGAGGCAATGGTGCAGCTACAAAAGGCAAACTTGCTAGAGGGCCTATGGCTTAATGCCACATAAGAACCCTGAAGACAGGAGAGCTTATATAAAAGCTTGGCGTGCTAAGAATAAAGATAAGCGTAGAGCTGAACACAAAGCTTACTACGAGAAGAACAAAGAAAAAGTATTAGCTAGAACTACGGCTTATAATAAAGTCAATAAAGAAAATAAAAAAGCTTGGGCAAAAGCTTATAGAGAAGCTAATATAGAAAGAGAACGGGCTCGATGTTTAGCTTATAGAGAAGCTAATATAGAAAGAGAACGGGCTCGATGTTTAGCTCACTATTATAATAATAAAGAAAAATATTTTGCACAAAGTGCTAAAAGAAGAGCTGCTAAACTAAATAGAACACCAGGTTGGCTAACTGAAGAAGATTTAAAAAAGATACAAGAGTTCTATAATGTAGCACAGAAGAAAAAAGAAGAGACAGGAGAAGAGTGGCATGTGGACCATATCATACCCCTGCAAGGAAAGAATATTTCTGGACTTCATGTTCCTAATAATTTGCAGATATTAAGAGCAAAAGAAAACTTAAGTAAACATAATAGGTACACAATATGACGTACACTGAGCTAGTTGCAGCAATTGAATCATACACAGAGAATTCTTATCCTACTGTAGACGTAAACACGTTTATTACCCAAGCAGAGAATAGAATATTTAATGCCGTTAATCTACCTGATCTCCGTGCGAATGATACAGGTACTATTTCTGCGGCAAATAAATACTTAAATGTTCCTGCAAATTGGTTAGCGACTTACAGTTTAGCTGTTATAGACACAGCTACTAACGAATATACCTTTCTTTTAAACAAAGATGTTAACTTTATAAGAGAATCATTTCCCGATACGGATGCAACTTTTTATGGAAAACCTAAATACTATGCGGTCTTTGATGATACAACATTTATCCTCGGTCCAACACCTGATATTGGCTATGGTGCTGAGCTTCATTACTTTTATTATCCTGAGTCTATTACTACTGCCGCTGGTGGTACGTCTTGGATGGGTGATAATTACCCTACCGCTTTACTTTATGGTGCATTGTTGGAAGCAGCCACGTATCTAAAATCTGATGCTGAAACCATTACAAATTATTCTCAAAGATATAATCAGACTATGGAAGAACTTATGCGTCTTGGTGAAGGCAAAAATACTCGTGATGCTTACCGAAGTGGTCAAGCACGAATACCCGTTAAGGGTAGTAGGGGGCCTGCATAATGGCATCAATAGTACAAGGATTAACCAACACATTTAAAACACAAATGCTGTCAGGCACTATGGATTTTACAACCGATGTATTTAAAATAGCTTTATATACGAATGATGCAACTTTAGATGAAACCACTTCTACTTACTCCGCTACGAACGAAGTAGTTGGTACGGGGTATACGGCGGGGGGAGTCACACTTACTGGAGGCACAGTAACTCTAGATAATAGTGCTAATGTAGTGTATATTACTTTTGATTCTCCTATTACTTGGACGGGAACATTTTCCACAAGAGGCGCTTTAATATATAATAGCAGTTCTAGTAATTATAGTGTATGTGTACTGGATTTTGGAGCGGTGAAAACTATTGCTTCTGAAACTTTAACCGTTACACTGCCTAATAATACGGCAACAACAGCACTTATACGATTTAATTAGAAAGGATTAACATGTCAGGAATATCTTCGGTAATGTCCGATGCACCAGAAGTAAAAGTAACAAATGTAAGACCCTTAGAAAAAGATTTATATAAGATGATGTGGGAAAGACCGGAGTATAGAGTAGTAGCTCCGGGTGAAAATATAGCCCACGAGTTTTTAAAACAAGCTAAACCTAAGCCAGGAGCTACTGTTTTAGATTTAGGTTGTGGTACAGGACGCGGAGGATTAAACCTTGCATTCTTTGGGGGTATGGATGTTACCATGGTGGACTTTGCAGGCAATTGTTTAGATGCTGATATAGTCCCTATGTTAGAAACGCAGAAGCATGCCATAAGGTTTGTGGAAGCAGATTTATCAGAACCACTACCTGTTAAAGCGGCATACGGATATTGCACTGATGTAATGGAACATATTAGACCTCATCATGTTGATCGAGTGATAGATAATTGTTTAGCTGCGTGTCAGCATGTGTTCTTTCAAATATCTACCGTAGATGATATTTGTGGTGTTTTAATAGGACATAAATTGCATTTAAGTGTACACCCTTACAAATGGTGGCTACAGAAGTTTAAAGAAAAAGATTGTGTAATACATTGGTCACAAGAAACCGAGAATACATGTTTGTTTTACGTGAGTAATTGGTTAAGTGGTACTGATGTTGTGGATGCCGGGGTTGTTAATACCGAGAATGAGCAGATAAAAAAGAATGTGGCTCATAATATAAAACAAGGTTTTTTGCAGGTAGAACCTCATCCAACTAACGATATTGAAGTAATGATTGTAGGCGGAGGGCCCTCTCTACCACAACATGTTGAAAAAATAAAGGAATTGAGGCATAATGGTGTTAAACTTATAACTATTAACAATGCCTATAAATGGTGTTTAGATAATGGTTTAACCCCGTCTGCTATGGTCATGGTAGATGCACGCGAATTTAATGCTAGATTTATAGAGTCTGTAGTTGAAGACTGTAAGTATTTTATAGCTTCACAGTGTCATCCTAGTGTATTTAAAGGTCTACCGAAAGATAGAACTTATATATGGCACACACAAGCTGAAATGCTACGAGAAATGCTAGACAAGCAATATGAACAATGGTGGCCTATACCAGGGGGATCAACAGTTCTTTTAAGAGCAATACCTTTGTTTAGAACATTAGGATTTAAGCGCTTCCATCTATTTGGGTGTGATTCGTGTTTAGGTGAAGACAACAAGCATCACGCATATGAACAAGTAGAAAATGATGGACAGTTAGTAATGCCCGTAAACGTGAGCGGTAAAATATTTAACTGTAACCCTTGGATGGTATCGCAAGCCCAAGAGTTTATAGACCTAATTAAAATGTTAGGGGATGAAATTGAGTTAGCGGTCTATGGTGGGTTATTACATCATATTTTAGAATCAGGCGCGTCATACGCCGATATTAAGGAGATTTAACATGGCAGCAACACAATGGCAACTATACAACAGTGCCAAAAAATATATAGGTAATGGTACCATTACGTTAGGTGCCGGGGTGTTTAAAATGGTTTTGGCTGAAACATCGAGTAATGCGTCAACGTTTACACTGAGTACTTATGCGTCAGTCACTAGCGAAATTGCAGCTACGGGTGGATATACTACAGGCGGTAAAGACTTAGTACCAGCGACAGCTCAATGGACAGTAGGCGCTTCAGCTAAACAACTAAAATATACGATGTCAGCCGTAGGATTAGCATTTACTGCTTCAGGTGCATCATTAACCAACATTAGGTATGCAATTTTACGTAACTCTACTGGAGTATCTGCTGGGAAACTATTATGTTTCTGTCAGTTATCGAGTGCTCAGTTTACTGTAACTTCACCTAATACTTTAACCGTATTACCTGCTGCTACTGGCATATTCACCTTAACTTAAGGAGCTAGTAATGGCTACCGGCTGGGGACGAAATACCTGGAGCTCTGGTCCATGGGGTGAAGGAGACGTAATAACGCTGGTAACCGGGGCTGTAACCTTATTAGGGGTAGCACCTAGTTTAGTTAGAAGCACAGTAATAACTCCTAGTGTAGGAGCGCTAACATTAGCTGGAATAGCACCTAGTTTAGTTAGAAGCACAGTAATAACTCCTAGTGTAGGAGCGTTAGCTTTAGCAGGTATAGCACCTAGTTTAGTTAGAAGCACAGTAATAACTCCTAGTGTAGGAGCGCTAACATTAGCTGGAATAGCACCTAATACTAATGTAGGCGTTCTGGTAATTCCTAGTGTAGGAGCTTTAGCATTAGCGGGAATTGCCCCGACTGTAGTGGAAGGTAAAATAATAACACCTAGTGTAGGTACAGTAACACTGGCTGGAATAGCACCACTTAGAGTAATAGGCAGGTTTGCAGAAGTACCTACCGGAGCGTTAGTAGCAACAGGAATCGCACCGAGTATATTAAGAGGAACGGTAATAACCCCAAGTGTAGGAGCTTTAGCATTAGTTGGAGCAGCACCGAGTGTTACTGAAGGAACAATAATAACTCCGGGTGTAGGGGTGTTAGCTTTAGCAGGTGTAGCACCAAGTACAATAGTAGATGCAAGGATAACACCTAGTGTAGGAGCATTAGTAGTAGTAGGTGTAGCACCAGGGGCAGTAATAGGAACAGTAATAACACCCGCGCAAGGTGCATTATATATATTGGGATACGTCCCTATTATGAAAAACCCAAACTGGGTTATAATTGGTACGAGTCAAACGCCAAATTGGGTTATAATAAACACTAGTCAGACACCAAATTGGACATCGATAGCAACATAAGGATAAGAAAAAATGGCAAGCACATATTCAAATTTAGGTATAGAACTTATAGGCACCGGAGACCAATCGGGTACTTGGGGAGTCACTACTAATAATAACTTAGGCACCGCTTTAGAAGAAGCCATTGTTGGTACAGTTAATCAAGCAGTCACTGCTGTTGATTTAACGCTTCCTTGGAGCACCGCTTCTAATGCTACTCAAGTAGCACGTCACTTACGGCTAAACCTTACAGGTAGTTCTGGTGGAGCATCAAATTTAATTGTCCCTACTTTAGCCAGCGGTAAAAACTACATAATTAAAAACAGTTCTACTACGGCTATTACCGTAAAAACAGCAGCGGGTACAGGGATATTAGTCCCCGCAGGTGAATCTAGATCCTTATATCAAGACGGCACTGATGTCGTTGTTAGCGACAGTTATCACAGCGGAACGTTTACTGGCACCTTTATTGGCGCAGGACAATTTACTACGCTTTCAGCATCAGGAGCCGTTACTGGCGTAGGCATTACCGCTCGATTTGCTTCACCGGGTCCTATAGGTAATACCTTAGCTGACACAGGAGCATTTACAACTTTAACTGCTAGCGGTAATGTGGGGATTGGGACTATTTCTCCAGACGCAACCCTAACCGTCAACGGGGCTGCATCCTTTGCTGCTGGTACTGCTCTACTGCCATCTATTGCAAGGGCTGGCGACTTAAATACTGGCATCTTTTTTCCCGCCGCTGACACCATTGCTTTCTCTGGAGGCGGTGCTGAATCTGTAAGGATTACTTCAAACGGGTTTGTAAGTATTGGAACAACTACAAACTATACGTTTGACCAAATTGAGGGTGCGAGAACATTAATTGTTCAATCCTCAGATGCAAGCACCACCATTGCTGGAAGCACCAATGCAGTTGTAATCTGCAACAGTGACACAACCACCAATAACACTTCTCAGTTGAATTTTGCAGCAATTACAGGTGCTTCAGCAAATCAATATACAGCCGCAGTTATTTCCTGTATTTTTGGTGCAAGAACAAACGGCCAATACCCAACAGGAATATTGACGTTCTCTACTTCGACCACCACCAATACTGCGCCATCAGAAAAGATGCGTATTGCAAATAATGGCATTGTTACTATGTCGGCATACGGTGCAGGCGCAGCAACATTTTCAACCGCTGGTGTCATATCTTCCGTTTCTGATGAAACTTGGAAAATTAAAGACGGCGTTCCCGTTGACCCTGATTCCATGCTTAAAAAGTTGGAGCCAGGTTACTGGTATTACAACGATGAGAAAAAAGAAACTTTTGGTGTCGATAGACAGCTAGGCTTTTACGCTCAAAATGTAAACAGTGCAATTGGCCCAGAAGCAGCCCCCACTCCCGAAGAGGGAAAGCCATGGGGCTACTATGACCGTTCTGTTTTGGCGGTGACTGTCATGTCTTTGCAAAAAGCACTTGCAACTATTGAATCATTAACCGCACGAGTAAGTGCATTAGAAGGAAATACACCATGACAACTACTTGGACAATTGCACAACTTGACCGCAGCACCGCAGACGGGCTGGTTACAACCGTGCATTATCGGGTGGACGCTGTTGATGGCGAACACTCTGCTGGAACCTACGGCACAACGTCCCATGAGCGCGGCGAGGACTTCACGCCCTACGTTGATCTGACCGAAGATCAGGTGATCGGCTGGGTCAAAGCAACACTCGACGAACCCGCTATTGAAGCGTCCCTCGCGGCGCAAATAGAGGCAAAGAAAAACCCTACCACCGCAACAGGAGTGCCTTGGTAATGGACATCACATTAACCCTGACCGTCGCAGAAGTGAACTCGATTTTGCAAACGCTGGGCCAATTACCCACATCAAGCGGGGCGTGGTCCCTTATGCAAAAGATCAAGGCACTGGGTCAATTTTAGTTTCTGCGGAATTATAAAATGTATAAATTGTGTCCTATAAATAAATTAACTAACTTACAAACCTCAATAATTAGGTTATCGGATTTATCCTGCATCCCATTTGACCCAGATAACACAGACTACCAAGCATACCTAGAATGGGTAGCCGACGGAGGAGTTCCTGAAGAGGCAGATGCTTAATATGAATTGCGTGTACTGGATAAGACATCAAGCCCATACAGATATAACAACACAAGGTTTAATTTAGACCAGTTAATGGTTGGGAAGGATGCCTTTGTTAAGCTATTGAAAACATCATTAGAAACAAAAGACGAAGGATAAATAAGGAAAATACAAAATGCTATCGATACTATCAGCAGTTTTAGGCTTTACGACATCGGGATTACCGAGTGTATTGAAGTTCTTTGAACAGAAAGGAGACCAAAAACATGAACAAGAAATGGCTAAACTCGATATTCAAAGAACTCTTGAATTGGCTAAAGCCGGTTATCAATCTCAAGAAAAAGTTGAAGAATTTAAAACCGACCAAGTGGAAATGGAAACCTATGCTGCAGAACGCGAAGCACTCTATGTCCACGATGCTAAATTGGGTGATGGTGCGAGTCGATGGGTGGTTAACCTTAGAGCTTCAGTGCGCCCTATTATTACTTATATTTTTGTTTTTCTCTTACTTTTTACTGATGTAGTTGGTCTAATCTGGGCTATTAACTCAGGAGTAGATTTTGCAACCGCAATGAATACGGTGTTTAGTTCTGAAGAAATGGCCATCGTTGCATCAATCATTGGATTTTGGTTTGGCGCCCGTACGTGGGATAAATAATGAGGGTGAGCGATGAAGGCATCAAACTTATTAAACATTTTGAAGGGATACATAAAAAACCTTATGTTTGCCCTGCCGGATATTGGACTGTGGGTGTTGGCCATCTCATCACCCGTGATTCTGTGCTACCTAGTAGTTGGAATCGCACATTTTCATCTGGGGAGATAGATGACTTACTTAGAGCCGACTTACAACGCTTCGAGCTGGGAGTACTTCGTCTGTTACGTCCTATGCAACCAACACAGTCTGTCTTTGATTCTGTTGTCAGTTTTAGCTTTAACCTTGGTTTGGGGACATTTCAGCGATCGACAGTTCGCTCAGCGTTTATACGTGGTGATAAAAAAAGGGCTGCGGAAGTTCTTTTAAAATATTGTTGGGCTGGGGGTCGTAAACTTAAGGGCCTTATAAGAAGACGTGTAGCCGAACATGCGTTATTAATGAGATCATAAAATGCCACTAAGTAAGTTAAAATTTAGACCTGGAATTAATAGAGACCGCACTAACTTAGCTCAAATGGGCGGTTGGTACGACGGTAATCTTATTCGTTTTAGAGATAACTTCCCAGAAAAAATAGGGGGTTGGCAAGTTGAAACCTTTGACCAATACGTCGGACAAGCCGTTAAACTGTATGTGTATGCTACACAAGACGGTAGTGAGATTGCAGGCTTAGCCACCACTAAAAAAGTTTACGTCCGTGCAGGGACTACCTTGTTTGACATTACTCCGCTTCGCGTTACCTATACTACCTCCACTACCCCCTCTACCAATAACTGTTTTACAACTAACACTACCGTTGGAACTGAAGGTCAGGTGCTGGTTACCCTTACTGCGCACGGTGGTAACGATGGAGACTATGTTACGTTTAGTGGGGCGGTAGCCGTTGGTGGTATAACTGCCCCTCAACTTAATTTAAACTTTGAAATAACCGTTATTGACGGTAACACATTTACTATTGAAACTGCAGGCACGGCTACCTCTATTGTTACCGGGGGTGGTGTTGTTATTGTTGCTGCGTTTGAAATTGATATTGGTGCTGACAGTTCTATTGCAGGGTATGGTTGGGGTGCAGGGGTATGGAGTCGAGGGTCTTGGGGTTCGGGTGCAACACTTCCGGCGATTGTATCCACCCGTCTTATATTTATGGACAACTTTAACAACGACTTAGTATTTAATCTAAACAACCAAGGGCAGATATATTACTGGGTTTACGACAGCGCGTTTA